TCCATATCTGTAAGTGACTCTGACTCTGTGCTTTCTAAGAATTGAGAATATGAAACCTCTTAAAAATAATTTACCGTAAACTCCTTCAATGTTATACCAGCTGTCATTTCCCAAGATGTTAGAATATGTGTCCTGTGAACCCTGCCAGATTTCCACCTTGTCTCCTGCTGATGCGTCCAAATCTTTTATCAGTCTATGCTGTAGGAATATCGGAGTACCCCATCCAAATGAATAAACCAATGGTAAATCGTGAACTTCATCTGTAATTGTTCTTGTTGTCCAAGCATGACCTATTCGTCTTTCAATTTCTGCTTCTTTCCTATTGATAAGTTTCTCGATCTGAGCCTTGTTTGGAGTAGTAGTAGCAGTGATTGGAACACGTAAAAAATCGGAAACATCTTCAACTGTACAATATGTAACAACCATGCTTAAATAGTATGTCCTTGTCTTTTAAAGTTTTGCGTTTATTCGTATAAGACTACTATCTCACCAGTACTGCCTGATGCGACTACTATTCTGATACCTGTCTTGAATGGTGTATTGATTATTGGTGCTGAGTTACCTGCGTTTGCAGTAAATGAGAATGTGGCTGTTGATCCTGTTATGTTATCTATTATTGAAAATACCCTGTCCCCCGATGTTGTAGTGTATATTGATTTAATTATTCCGTGACCTGTTTTAGCTTGAACTGTTGCAGAGTTAATAACTGCTAGTTGACTGGTTTGACCTACCATGTGATGTATAATATATCTATACTTATAAAGTTTTGTGAATAAAAAAAGGGATTAGAAACCTGTTATACGAACGCGAATAGTCATACTATTCACTGCTGTATCAGCGTTATCTAGTTCCTCAAGTGCAATTACTGTACCTGTAGAACTTGTTGGGGTATGACCATAAGCTTTAATTTTTCCTGTGGCAGATGCACCAGCTGCGGCTGGTACATATTGCAAAAGTAGACCTGTACTGACATGGAATATTTCTACTGCCATAACTGTACTGATTCTACCGCCCATAGAAAGGTCGACTGTATTACCGTTTGTTGCGTAATTATCTGATCCACCATAGGTGATATCAACAATAGAAGTGCGTATTCTAGATGTTAGCACTGACTGAACGGATAAAGTTTTTCCTGTAAGACTCTTATGATCTTGATTCTGTGCGACTGTGATAGCCATAGTAATATAATAATTTACTTATATATAAAGATGTTACCAGAAACTTCCTTTATCCGAACAATCCAAATGAGCACCACAATTGGGACATATCAAATGACATACTGTCATCTTCTTCATTTCCATGTAGCACCGTGGGCATTCCATAATCAAAAAATAAAAAAAAGGTTCGGTTAATCTAGAGTTTAATATCTCTGATTTTACCTTGGGATTTAAAGTGACGACAAACGGTTTCACCCATTGTTCTGAATAGTCCTTTCTCAACAAATGCATTGTTGATAAATGGATATCCAGGGGATCTTCGTGTTGCTTCGTAGTACTCTGTTGGAATTGCTACTTGAATTCCGAGTCTTGGATAACCATATCCTTCTGAATCAGATGTATCCAAAGCAAATAGTCTTCCGACTTCACTGGCATCGCCAGAGTCACTTGGTGCATCCTTACTTGGGATGAATGGGATTCCATATAGAGAATCTACGTGTAGACCTACTCCTGTTCCTTCAAAGGTCTTAATTCCGTTTACATCGATTTGAACTACTTGTTCACCGTATGGGTTCTTTACACGCACTTGAGGTGTGTAAATACCTTGGATTTCGCTGTAAACTTCGTGGGAACCTAAAAGTACGTTAGGATCTTTACCACCAGCAATTCTTATTTTACGTAAGAACGTTCTGACAGTATCGTCGGTCAAAACACCATTAGTTCCGATTGTACCGCTTGCAGATTCGACTGTAGAATCATATGTTGAACTACTGTCTCTGTCTACTGTTGCGTTAGCTGCCCAAGGATCATAGTAACCAGTTGTTGAACCTCCGAGTGCATCTTCTTCAGCATCACTTGAAATGATTCTGTCGAGACTCTCGAAATCAGCAGTACCTGCAAAGGTACCTGAACCTGTTACTGTTCCTTCGACGTCAGCCAATAGTGCTCGGTTGAGGAGCTCTTTGTGCTGAACTGCCATGTACAGTCTTAATGAACCTAGTCCGCCCCAAATATCATCTTTGGAGTGAGTTGAAAGCCATTCCATAACTTCAGATGCTGAGAAAACTAAAGACATAGTCTTTGGTCTTACATCTAATTCTGCCACAGTTGGCAAAATTTCATCTGGAATTACTCCACCTTCTGCGACTCCACCTAAGGCAGTGTTGCCTTGTGTAGTATCAACAGTTGGTTTTGCTGTTATAACTCTCCAACCGGATTTATCCCACGGATATTTTGGGAGAATACCAAATGCATTTGCTTCAAGGTTGAGTTGAGCCCATGCATATGCTCCGAAAATAGCGTTGAATACGCCTGCGGTTGATGTTGTGACGGGACTGTCTGCTTTTCTAAGGAAGTTACGGTTATAGCCGTAATACTGTGCTTCTAGTTCGTCAATTGTTTTGATTGAGGAATTAGACATCAGTAATTTACCCCCTCTTCAGTACCAAATTTACCAGATAAGATTTCTCTTGCTAGTACATCCATGTATTGATTACCTCTAGATCTAGCGGCTTTCAAAACTGGATTCAATGTTGAGCCTTGGCTTGACACTGATTTGGTAATGTTTGCAGTTGGTCTTGGTGTTGATGTTGTAAAGCTTTGTGCTTCAGGCAAATAAGATTTCTCTTGCATAGAGAGATTATCTTTATCTCCTTCTGGTTTCTCTTCCCCAGTCTTATCATCGTGCAATCCGGCTTGGATTGAGTTACTTTGATATGTGTTTGGGACTTTTACCTCTGCACCTATGTCATCTTTATCAGAGACTTTTGGGGTCAAAGGAAGATCAGTTGGAGTTTCGAGTGCTTTAATTCTAGCATCTAATGATTTCATTGTATTAGAAACTGATGTGATAGATTCTGCTACTGATTTCATAGAGGTTGCTAGAGAGTCAAGAACTGCTTTGTTTTTGTCTTCTGCGTCTTTATCGTCGGCTTCTGCTTTTTTCTCTTCTTGAGGTTTTTCCTCAACTAGAGATTCAGCTTTGTCATGTTCTTGCGAACAATTACATTCTTCTGCCATGTAATTAATTAGTATCAGTTTACTTTATATAGTTTTTGCTTTTCCGCATTTAGAACACTTCATTGATGATGGTCTGTCCTGTGTTATATTTCCAGGTTTTTTTAATCTGTCTGGGTTTCCTAATGTCTCTGTACTTACTCCCTCATCTTTCTTCTCTTCTGTTATTTGTGCTGAGTGTCCTGCCCCCTGAACTGCTGTTGCACCTGCCCCTAGTCCTCTGATTCCACTCTTTGGTGGATTTGATTCTTTGTTACAAGGACATCCTTCCTCATGTTCTTTAGCAATATTTATTTCCTGTAAATCCTTGTCGTCTTTCGGTTTTGTCAATCCTTCAGACTGATGCCATTCTGTTCCTTTGTTACAAGGACATCCTTCCTCATGGTCTTTTGATACCTTAATATCTTTGATATCTTCGTCATCCTGTGCATTGGTTGTAGAACCTGAATCATTATGATTCTTTCCAATTGGAATTTCTTTTAAATCTGTATCATCAATAGGGTTTACTCCTAATGGTTTTTGTGAACTGAACTTGTCATCCTTGTGTGCATTCTCTTTTACCTCTGCTACAATGTCATCGGATTTTTCTGCACCTGCTTGAATTGAACCACAGTATGCTTCTGGATTTCTAATATCATCATCGTTTCTTGCCTTGTCTTCACATCCATCAAATTCTAATTTACCCCATTTGGTAGGTAATGGTTTTGTTATGTTTGATTTTTCAGTATTTTCACTAACTGTTGAACCTGCTTCCCACATCTTACAACTCCAGTATGCGGCAGATGTTTTATCTTTTTGCTGATCACATTTGTGTCTGGCTCTAAAAGAAGATCTTGCTTCTTCATCATCTCTACGAATTTCCATATTTGGATCTCCAAATCTTACTGTTACAGTTTTTCCAGTTTTAGGATCTTTAACATAAACTTTAAAC